CCCTATATGAAGTGGAGACACAAAAAAATCCTTCTACGGAAGGATTGGAAAGTAATTCATATTCTAACCACATCTGCCCTGTCTGTGGTAGTGGCCAAACTTTACCATTGTATTCATATGTTGCTACTGTTTCTGGATCTTCACAGGCAGCAAGGATACTTAATCTATTTTGAGTATGGACTTCTAAAAAATTTTTAGACAAAAAAAATGACCTTAATAGGTCAACAGTCTCACTATATTTTTTTGGGTCAATTAACGCAGTCATTTTATTTATTGACAAAACTAATCTATTTAGACAAAAAAAAGACTCCCCCGAAGGGAAGTCTTGAAATGTAAACGATGGATATGTACCATCTTCTCTTTACATGAGGTTCTTAACAGCAACACGTCTGTAGTAGCGGTTAGAGTTAACACCAAGGCGACCAGCGTTTCCTGGAGGATTAGTTCCGTCTGCCTTACCTTCAGCGAATGGATTCGATACGATTCCGTAACGAGTCTTAAATCCGATTTTTGGTTGGAAGGTATTCTCACCAACTGCACGAACCATCTGTAGTGGAACGTAAGGGCAGTAGAATATACCAGCGTCGTAAGGAGAAGATCCTTTGTATCCGACAACATAGTACTGGTTACCACCAGTTGGAGCAGCGTTAGCAGCAGTAAGGTTAGCAGAATAAGGGTCAATGTAGACTCTATACTTACCTTGTAGAACACCAGCGAAGGTGTTACCTGTATCATCAACGTTAAGATTAGCGTTGAGTGCAGGAGTGTAATCAAGCACACCAGCCATGGTTAGTGCAGACGCAACGTCAGCAGAACACATGATGATGTTGCCCTTTCCACGACGAGTTCTTTGTGCGATAGCGTTCGCATCTCTCTCGATTTGGAACAGAAGACCTTTGAACTTCTCAACTGACCATCTACCGTTAGAGTCGATGTCTAAGTCAAAGATACCTGCTTGTGCAACGTTCTGTACAGCACCTTGCTCTGCAACCTTATAGATTGTACGAATAACTTCTCTGTTGATTTCCGCAAGGATCTCAGTAGAAAGGATATTAGCAAGTTCTGCCTCTGCGTTCAATCCGTGGATTGCTTTCAAGTCTTGAGCAAGTTCTAGACTGTACTCTGCTTTAAGTGCTCTTGACTTAGCAGTAACAGTAACTTTCTCAATACTGAATGCCATCTGGTTGAAGGCATAGTCGCTAGAACCACGAAGTGATTCAGCGTTACTTGTTGGCATACCTACACCTACGTCATACGCAGTAGAAGTAGCAGATCCAACTGGGTTAAGAACAGCAGGGTTAGTGCCATCTTGAGGTCCAGTAGTACCAATACCAGCAGCTGTATCAGGGAATGTGGTGTTTGTACCACCTTTATCCTGTCCAGAGAATGCTGAGTTTGCTTCGTCGTAGAATGCTTCCTCTCCAGAGAGTGCATTGTACTTAGAACGCATTGCGAAGATTAGTCCAGTAGGACCACTCATTGGTTGTACACCAGCAAGATCGTATGCCACCAAGTTAGGCATTGAACGACGAATCAAGCTGATTAGTACAGGGTCGAAACCTGCAAGAGTTTGATTACCACCAGACTGATATCCAGTGTTACCAACTGACATAGTTGGTTGCTCAGAAAGGAATGAACCTGTCTGATCAAATGCTTGCTGATCTCTTAAAAACTTTTCTTGGTTTTCTAGCAGAACTGCGGTAACCGCCTTACGATGATTGTCTTTGATTGGATCAAGACCGTCATACTCTAGGAGTGGCTTCCACTTTTCCTGCAACTGTTCTGATTGGAACATTTGAGGTTTACCTATTCGGGTTTACGTTTGAAATAATATTAAATTCAATTATTTAAATCTAGAAAGTGTATTCATATAAGCAGCCATTGTGCCAGTGACATCATCACCAGTATGGTCTACTCCTTCTGAAAGAGTTTCTGATTTATTTGAAGTAGCAGGTGCTGTTTTATGGAAATAAGATTCCTTAAGTACCTCTAACTTCTCACGATAAGATTCTTCACTTTCAAACTCTACACTTTCGGCAAGTGAAGCGAGCTTCTCTTTCTGAGTGGACGCTAATCCTTCAGAAACATCTCCAAGGATACCATCAGCAACAGATTCGCCAAGGCGACTGTTTAGATTGATATTCTTTTCAATTTGCTCATTGAGCTTGGTCTCCATGTCATCAAGTTTTTCTACCATGCTTTCCAGCACATCATATTTATCGTCAGGGATTGTTACATAATGTTCTTCAAAAAGACCCTTCATTCCACTTAGGAATGATTCGGTCAATTCTGTTTTGAGTCCGTGTTCTACAGCGAGTTGGTTTTCTGTGAACCACTCTTCTGAAACGTACTCTAAGTAGGAATCAACACGCTCAGAAAGTTCTCCTTTTGCTTCAGCAATTTCTTGCTCAAGTACTTCAGCGTGTGATGCTTCGATTTCTGCTCTTGCCTCATTTACACGAGAAACAACAGCTGCTTCAAAGATTGTCTTAGCTTTTGCTTTGAACTCTTCACTGAGATCTTCTCCGCCAAGTAGAGCATTGACATCTTCTTCGATGTCAGGAACTGACTCAACAACTTCCTCTTCTGCTACAACTTCTTCAGTTGCAGGTTCTTCAGCAACTACTTCCTGTTCGTCAGTAATTTCTGCTTCGTCACCTTGATTAAGTGTTTTCATTGGATCTGCTTTGCCAGCGTTTTTGGTAACTACGTCTTTTACTTGTTTCAGAGTTGCACCAGGTGCCTTCAGTTTTGCTGAATCATTGGTTGGACTATAGTTATCAGGAGTTGGTCCTCCTAAATCTTCGACAGGCGTTAAGCCTTGTCCATCTTTTGTTACAACAGAAGTATCCATTCCCATGCCTGGCTTTGCGTTCGCATTGACGGCAGTTTTGGATTGCTTAGTGCCTACTTCCATTTCTTGTAATTGCTTGCCACTAGACATTGGGGTAATCTCCGAGTTTCCGTAGTTGAAATCTATATTTATTTAGAAGTTTTATATGTTTGATAAGAAATCGTTAAATAAATTTAACTTATTCTCATCGAGTTGTTTTTGATCTACAAGGGTGTTTATGGTTTTGTAAGTCTTTTCTGCGAACTTCTCACGCAAAATACTTCCGTCCCAAACCCAGTCTTTTCCTTCCATAATTCCTTCAACAAATGCATCAGGAGCAGAAGGATCGGCAACGATATCAGCAGCAGTTGCTAACATGAAGTCTTCACCGACAACATTAAATCCTTCACGGGTTGGTTTTAGAGATCCAATTCCACGAGAAGAAACACCAAGTTTAACACCTTCCTCAATTAATGAAGATGCAATTTTACCCATTGGTGTATTAAGGATTTTCGCCTTACCAATGAAATTCTGTCCGTTCTCTTTAAGAGAAACGATTTTATGTGAAACTCTGTCGAGGTTCACTGTTGGACCATCTGGATGTCCCAACTCACCAAGTGCTCTACCAGATTGGATATGAGCTTCATTATAACGTCCAACCTCCTTGCGGAGAGTTTCCATAGGATACATCCTACCATTACGGTTTTTGATATTACCTTGTAGGAAAACACCTTCGATATACATCGACTTCTTGCCGTTTCTATTTTCGACGAGAAATTCGACTGATTCGATTTCTTCTCTAATGAGTTTCATTTAGGCATCCCCTGCTGTTTGAACTTGTTGGACTTGTGCATGACCACTTGAACCATGAGAACCTATTACGGCAACTCTTACTACTTTTTGTAGTTGAGCCCATGGGAAAGTAGAACTTTCTGTCAAATATTGTGAATCACGATCCACTACTATACGAGTACTTTCATACCCACTTACACCACCGAAACTGTTAATGGACTTGACATATGCTGCATTTGCAGTAGCAATTCCAATACCAGGACCAAAACTTAATGCACTATTACCACTTACATCTAATGAAACTAATTGATTTTTATCAACTGGAGATCCAGTTCCTTGAGCAAAATCAATAGTTGTTTCACCATATCCTGTAGTAATACCAACGACTCGGTTAGATCTAACCTTGCCGAGACTTAAAACTGCCTCTCCCCCTGAAGGGATATAGTAGTCAGTAGTCGCTGCAGTAGGATTGGTACCAATGGCAACATGACAAGCACCACCAACTGCTACCACTCTCACATATTGTGATTCTTGTTTGAAAGTAGTGGAAGTAGATGCAGCAGATATTGCTACAGAAACTCCTGTTCCAACTGGATTATGTGCTGTCATTAGCTATAGTCTCATTTTACTAGTTATTTATAATCGCTTAAGGAGACGGTGCTTCACCAACTGCTGGTGTTTCTACAGCAGGTGCTTCAGGATTGTAGTCATCCTCAACGTCAACTTCAGGTGCTGCATCTACATCAGATTGAGTAGGTGCATTCCTTGAGTTGAACATACTATCCGCTACATTAGATCGATAAGCATCAACCTTATCTGCAGACTTTGTGAAAAGCATATCCTTCAATTTATCGCTTATTGCATTCGCAGAAGAATCTTTCGTTGAAAGCAAGTCCATTAATTCGTCCATATTCTTAAATTATAAATAAGTGAATCTTTTTTATTTATATCTCACCACCTTTAGGTAGTTCAGTTGTGCTACTGTCAGACTCTAAATCTG